TGCCGCAAAATGCGGGAATGCAATATGCAAGCATGATGCCCCTTTTAAATCTTTTTCGCGGAATGGGATACAACAACGCCATGCCTTACAATTTCAGTCGAAATCCGTATTTTGAATCGATTCCATCCAGTTACGCGGTTAGCGGAGGGGGACGGCTCGTCTATATGGAGTTTGAAATTGTGAACTTCCCGACGGGCTCGGGGGATCGCGTCGGGGTGGGAGTCGAGACTCGAAACAGCGTCTATAACACCACGCGCTCCGGCGCATATCCCGGTTCGTCGATCGCCAGCTGGGGGTATTGGAATTCCGGGAAGTACTACAACGGTGGCGGCGCTGTGGGGAGTCCGTCCACCTTCGCATCCGGCGACATCGTGCAAGTGTGGATCAACGCCGCCAGCGGGAAAATCTGGTTCGGCAAGAACGACGTTGTGCAAGGCGGCGGCGACCCGGTTGCTGGAACTTCTCCAGCCTTCACGGTCGCAAATCGCCTGATTCACCCATTACATGCCGTTGTCGGGCCATACGTCGCAGGCGCGTCGATTCGGATTCGCACTGCGAGCGAACACACGTACTCCCCCCGCGCTGGTTATGAGGCCGCGTTTACATGATCCCAAACAATACCTTCTGGCTTTGTTGCGGCATTTGATTAAATGAGGGAACATGGAACGAGTGAAATTAGCTGGAGAGACTTTTGGCGTTGTGGTCGGAAGTATAGCGTCTATTTGGGCCTTTTTCAAAGGAGGAGTCACGGTGCTAGACTTGTATAGAGCACTAAAAGCTTTGCCTAAACGACTAGAAGGAATCGAAGCTCAGTTTAAATGTAATGGCGGCAGCACTGTTATGGACGCTATTACAAGAATTGAACAAAGACAAGTAGCCAGTGAGCAGAAAAACTGGGCACTAACTTTGGATTCCCCTCAAGGAATTTTTGAAACCAACGCAAAAGGAGAATACTTAAAGGTAAATAGAACCTACCAAAAGCTCATTGCTAGGGATAGCCAATCTTGTTTAGGAAAGAATTGGCTTTTAGGTGTGCATCCAAAAGATAGGGAAACTGTCTCAGAAGAATGGGAAACAGCTTTAGAACAAAGAAGGGAATTTTTCCTTCACTTCACCTTGGTTAGCGGCGCTAGAGTGGTGGGCGTAGCTCACCCAATTTTCGATCGTGAAACAAATTTAACTGGTTATATTGGAACAATTACTTTGGAGGGTGGCCTTTATGCCAGATACCCAAACGACGACGGTAACTAACACACTGTCGCCACAAATGGCGGACTGGTTTAACTATCTTGGAGGATATAGGGATCTTATCGGCACAGGGGGATTGACTCCACAGATTCCGTGGAATATGCCTCTTACGGCGCAAATGAGTCCGCTTGTGGGAAATGCTGCTAACTTCCTCGGCAGTTATATGGATAGTCCCTATGCGCAGATGGGATTAGGGGGAATGATGAACGGTGCGCTTGCCATGCAGAATGGCAACGTCCCAGGTAACCCCCTTAGCATGATGTCCAACCCCCTCGGCGGGGATATTAATTCTGTCCTTGCGAACTTTATGCGGAATGGGACTTTTCAGAATCCGACCCAAGGCCCGCAAGAATATACCGGCCCGACTAACAACATGGGAGTGAACGGCCGTAGTGGTGGGTTTGGGAATTGGAGCAGTGGGCCGGCCGGCGGCTACAATCCAATGACGAATTCGGATATACAAGGCCAGATTGATGCAGTTAGTGATGACCTTACCAGAGCATTTCAGAGAAATGAGCTCTCTAATATCCGCAGATCGTCTATTGCTGAAGGCGGCTTAGGCGGCTCTAGACAGGGCATCAGAGAAGGTGTTGCTGAAGAGGGACTTGGGCGTGCGATTCTGACTGAAAGTTCCCGTCTGCGCAATCAGATGGATAATGCTGAACGAGATAGGCAGATGCAGCTTGCTCTTGCTAATGTGAGTGCTGGGGCGCAAGCCGGCAGTAGTGGAACCCAACTCGCAATTGCGCAAATGAATGCGGATTTGGATAGGCAGAGATATCAAAATTCCAACGCTATGGCCGCCGCGCAAATGGCCGGTGGGTTCATGGGCCAAGGCTATGGCTTTGGTTTGGACGCCTTAGGCCGCGGAACTAGTATGCTCGGCAATGCTCTTCAAATGCCCTTGAGTATGATGCAGCCTAATATTAACTTAGGTTGGGACATGACCAACTACGCCCAAGGTGGGATTGATCGCGATCTTAATAGATATTTGCAAAATAGTGGAACCCTTCGTGATGATCTTGGATTCTTTGGGAATATGATGAGTCCGCTCGCTAGCTTTGGGACGCAAACTTCCACCGCCCCAAGACAAGGTTCAAATAGTGCGCAAAATATTGGCTTAGGTTTACAGCTCTTGAGCGTTCTGCCGGGTATTTTTAGTATGTTCGGTGGCGGTAGCGGCGGTGGTGGAGGAGGAAATAGCTCCTATGGCCCATTGGCCGGCGGTTATGGCTATCCCTCCAGCGGCGGAGGTGGGGGTAGTTGGGGTACTCCTCCTTATTGGTGATTCGGAGATTAAAGAATGAATCCTTTTAATGGCTTGCAGGAAATGATTAACTTTGTAGATAAATATCCCAAAGAAGGCGAAGCTAGGCTTATGGCCCTAGCCAAGCAGGGGATTGATCCCCCGCCTTTTTCAAATCCAGAAGAATTTGTAGCCCTCTTTAGCCAGAGCCAAGGAGCTTCGCAGAACAAACCCCCAGAGGCGTTGCAGGGATTTGGAAATAGCGTTCCGCAGATGCCCCCTCCTGATGAATTAAATATGCTCTTAGCCGGACATGCAGGGAGGTAAGAAATGGCCCTTGATCCTTTTGAAGGATGGATGCGACCTCGCACCTATCCGATGGAATATGGGTGGATTAATTGGCAGAATATGCCGCCAGGGATGGCTAACTTTGTCCGAGATAGTTTTGCACACTATAACAGCACGTGGAATGGGCAGGGGATTCCCGTTCCTGGGCAGGTGGGAAGTGGCACTTACACTGGGATGCCAAATGGTTACTACCCAACTGTGCCCTCCAATACTCCTGGGAGGGAAAATGGAAGTGGAAATACTGGGATCGTCCCCCCACACTTAAGAGGTGGGACTTTTAACGACCCTATGCCGCAAAATGCGGGAATGCAATATGCAAGCATGATGCCCCTTTTAAATCTTTTTCGCGGAATGGGATACAACAACGCCATGCCTTACAATTTCAGTCGAAATCCGTATTTTGAATCGATGACTAACAGAGGATGGGGGGCGAATAACAGTCCGGCCCCGACGCAACCTCCCCAGACTTTTCCGGGATATCCGGCGAATGATGTAGGGAGGGGCTCGGTTAGATATTCCCAGCCGATGCCTATGGCCAAGCCGGGATATTCTCAGCCGGGGCAGATGCAACCTGAGTCGGTTTTGCCGAATGTTTCAAATGGAAACGGCCAAGGTCCAAGTCCGATGAATCCTAATGCAAACTTTAGTGGTGGATGGGACGCTAGTAATTTCATGAATGGTACTGGCCCTTTCTCTCCGGGAAATTATCAAAATTTTTCCCCAGGGCCTTCTACTAATGGCTCCCCTTTTCAAGGTTTTCCCGGCGGGGGGGATTTCCAAGGCCTGATGAATCACCTACAAACTGCCATGGGGGCGATGCCTTCGCAAAACTATAACTACCCGCAACTTAACCCGACTGGAGGGAATTTTGGAAATCCCTACAATAGCGGGAATGGGTTTGGTTGGGGGAATCCCTACAGTATGATGGGAAGAGGCGGCGGAGCCGATGCCTCGGGGCATTGGGATCGTTACGGCGGAATGAATAGAAATCCCGCTATGATGAGCGGAAATATGTACGCCCCCTATAACAGCATTGGCTTGCCGATGCATAACCCAAACGCCGGCGTGGAGCAATTCCTCCAACAGATGGGGGATTGGAATAACCAACTCTACTCAGTTTTGGGAAATTACGGAAATAGTGGCAGCTTCGGCTTGCCTGCTCCGCCGATGTATAACTACAGTTCTGCGGGCTTTCAAAGGCCGGCCACAACTAACTCGGGAAGTAACGGCCTAAATAACCCAGGAGTTCCCAGTGGCGGAAATGTCCAGTATCCGCTCGCAAAGCGCGGCAGCACTAATCCGCGTGGGACTATTAGAATGGAGGGGTAAGAAATGGACTACAACGCAATGCTGCAACAGCTTTTAGGCTCTATCATTAATCCGCAGCAAGCTCCTCAAAGCATGGGGCCTTCGGGCCCCGGCTACAACGAGAGCATGCTTTTAAATGCCATGAATGCTAAACCGCAGGAAGATCCAATTCAAAAAAGGCTAACGGGTTGGAAGGGCTTCTTGCAGAAGATGAAAGAGCAGCCGGAAATGCTAGAAGCTCTTAACGCTTTTGGCGGAAGCCTCGCGCAAAGTGGGGATTGGCGCGCAAACGCCGGACAGGGGCTTATGCTCTTTCAACAGACTTTAAGCGAAGCTAAAAAGAAGAAGCTTTTGGCCGAGCAAGCCGCGCAAAAGGATAAGTTGGATAAGACTCAACTTCTCTTACAGGCAAGGGGAATTGACAGACAAGAAGCTCGGGATAGCAGAAATGAGTCTAACCAAATGTTGGATAGAACTTTCCGCCTTTTGGAAATGGGTTCGAACTTAGAACGCCAAGGCAAAGCGGATAAGATGGCCGAAGAACGCTTAGGCTTGGAAAAGAAAGCCAGCGCAAGAGCGGATAAGGCTGCGGGGGAAGACTCTAAACTTAGAGAATTGCAGCGCCAACGTTTAGAAGCGGAACTCAGCAAGCCCGAAGGTGAGATGCCAATGGGGCAGGGCTATTCTCAGATGGAAAATCTTGCTGCAAGCATTTTCAATGCTGAACTCAAAGCTAATCCCAAAATTACCCCGGAAGAACGAAAAGCTCTATATGCAAAGTCAGTTGATCTAGTTGCTGCGGGATTAACTCCGGCCACTTTGAAAATCCTTGGAGACAAATCGAAGAATCTGAATCCGGAAGAATACAAGCAGTTTTGGAAACTCTACCCAGAGATGAGGAAAGATGCCCTGAATAGTGACCTCTCGGATAGTGAACTTGCCACTAAAGCATTGAATGCTGTTAAAGCCGGTTCAGTTGCTGTGAATGAAGCTTTTGAGGCTGGAGCCGGTAGTGGGAATGTTTCTGTTCCGCCCCCCACTAGTGCCGGCGTCCCGACTGGGGCATTGGCCGAAGCTGTTGCACAGATCAAAGCCGCAGAAGGTACTGTCATTTCCACAAATAACGCTACCGGGGAACTAGTCTATCGTTTAAAAGATGGGACTAGAACCTTAAAAACTATTGTTAAGTGAGGTTTAAATGAGCACTTCTAAGTTTGTGTTAGGGCAGGGTACTCCGCTTAGCTCTTTTTCTTTGGGGGAGGGCACTCCGATTGAAGAAAGTTCCTTCACCTTAGGCCAGGGAACAGAAGTAGACGAAGAAGATCCTTTTTTCCAACGTCTTTTAAAGGACCCTGCTACTACGTTGTGGGGTTCTTACTTTACAAATCCGGCAACTGCTGCTGTTATGAAGGTAGGGACGGGAACTTTAGATAATCTTAGCGCTACTGCTGCCGCTGCGCTAAAAAACACTAGCGTTAATGTTCTTGATCCTCTCGGCTTGATGGCTGCTCCTACGAAAGCATTAGAGCATTTTGGTGGAATTGACGTACCAGAGGCTACTGTAACTAATCCTATTTCTTTTATTCCTGGCTACGAAACTCTCTCTAACTATGCCGACCAGGCAAGGGCTAAGGTTGCGGAATGGAAGAGCTACTGGTATGAGGTCCAGCCTGAGAAGGGGAATGTTAAGGAGGTTTTGCAAAAAGACTTGGGGATTAAGGATTCTGCCCTTGAGCTTTTAAAGGAACCGTTTGGAAATGCCTACGATTTGGGCATTGAAGCAGCTAGCTTCCTGCTTCCGCTTGTAGTGGCAAAGACTGGGGGAGTGGGGATGTCCCCCTCCCTTTTAACTATCAATTCCGTTGCGCAAAATTACGGACAGAATGTAGAAGATTCCGTCCGAAAGGGGAAGAATTGGGAAGAAGCCTCGAAGGATGGTGCTATTAAAACTTCCTTTGACGTAGTGGCTGACCTTGCCGGCTTTGCTCTTGGTTCGATGGAAACTAAACTCTTAAGTGGAAGAATGCAAGATCTTTCTCTTAAGGTATTTGCCGATGCGACTACTTCTACGGGCCTTACTGCCTTTAGCCGTGAGACTGTTGGCGAGGATATGAAAGCCGCAGAGCTTATGGTGAATTTCGGCATGAGCTTAGGTTCTGGCATTCCGGAAGTCTTAATGGGCGCGGCGCAGAGCAAAGTAGATTATTCGAACGACAATACTTTGATTGAAAGAGAAAGCCTCGTCGAATCGACGGAAGAGCTTAAGGTCATCAATGCACGTATCTACTACGGTTTGCAAAAACAGGCCGAGGAAAATAGTGCCAATATCGATACCGCTTCTCAGTTTGTGCGAAACAGAACTGGGGTTCCGTTGGAAGAAGTAAGTGATTCTTTGGGAACGCAATCCACAGCGGACATTTCCCAAGGAACCACTGCTCCTATTAAAATGTCTTTTTCGGAACAGGTCCTAAAAGGACATGTTTCCGTAGGTGGGGGAATTTTTGGAGATCCCCTCTCTCAGAGACTTTTGGAACATACCCTGCAAACAGTAACGGGGAAGTTGACTGATACCGGAAAGGTCAAGCTTTTTAATTTCAAGCCCGAAGACCTTGTTAATGGGGTTCCGAAAGGAAAGTATTTAGCAGTTGATACGGCTGTTTTTGACAAAGAAATCGGGAATGCCGAACTGAAATGGCTTGAACAGAAAAACCTCTTAGAAATTGCAAATGCTCAGCACGCCGCAGGAGAGTTAGATTCTCCTTCTCTTGCTGCCGTAGTGAGTATGGAGGCTAAAGCCAAAACTGAGTTTACCATTGCTAAGCGCGTCCGGCAGGAATTTGTAAAACAAATCCGCACGCAATTTAAAGCTATCTCTTCTTATGTGCAAAAAGTCTCCCCAGAATATTCTGTTTTTGTAACTACTCGCCCTGATGTAATGAATAAAGCTAGGGATTCTGCTGGAAGTGCTATTACCTATACTGACACCAAACAGATGTTTGTGTATTTGAATGCACAAGAACTTTTTAAAGCTGACTACGGCACCAGTAGTGCGACAGGCAAACCTAAGATTGTAGCAAATAAGCCCACTACTCTATACGCAAACGAAACGGCTTTACACGAAGTTGCACATACTCTTATCCAGTCTAAGATTGATGAACTCAAAATAACTGCTCCTAAGGTTTTAGATTTTCTTCATCAGAGTTATTTGGGTTTGACTAACCTTGTACCTAAGCTCCCGGTTAGACAGGCTATGCACGCCCTATATCCGCCGCATGTCGCAGAAGCAATGATTGCAGATTTTGACTCTAAGGGAATTGATGTGGATACTGAGGTCTTTGGTCGAATTGCCGCTCAGGGGACGCTGGATTATAATTTAAATTTTGCAGAATACACCGCAAATCAGATTGCCAAAGTTTTAATGAACCCTGATTTTGTGGCGAAGAATCCTGACCTCGCCCCCTTAAAGGCTTTTAAACTCACAGCTGCAAAGCTCTTCGACCAAAAGGAATGGGGCACGGATAAGGCTCCGGAATTTCTTTTTGTAGAGATGGCCCTTCCCGCACGGCTCCGAAATGAACTGCGAGCTATTGAAAGAGGGGAAAGAGATACAACTGTCCCGTATCCTGTGAGTGTCGGGAACAAAGCTTTTGAGAGTATTTACCACGTTCCCTACGATGATATTGTTTCTGTTGAGAAGTTAAAAGAAGCTCGCGATCATCCTAATACGTCGGCTTTGGAAAAGCGAGTTTGGAATGATGTACTTGGGAGACTGAATCTCTCTAACTTGGCAGATGGGACTGTGGCTTGGCGGACGCTTGTTGGGAATATTAGTGCTGCATATAGGTATGAGAGTTTGCGCGAAGCTAAGTTGCAAAGCATGGGGGTTTTGAATAAAATCCTTGATGACTCTCTCACCACCATTCGCACAAATGAGACGCTGGTAAATACTAAGCAGTATTTGGTCGACGCTATTAATGCCACTAGTTTGGGACAATACCTAAGTGAAAGGGCAAAAAGAGCTGAGGCTTCGCTGGTTAGTGCGCAGAACGTCATGAAAGACGCCTTGCAGAGTGTGAAGCAACGCGCACAAAATGCGTCTTTTGAAGTGCGGCAATACGCTAAGAGTAACCAGAAAGCACATGGCATTCGTCTCGGGGAACTAAGTGAAGCTCAAGCTACGTTAGAACCGTGGAATAAAATTGGAGTCAAGACGTCAAAAGAAATTGGTGAGACTTTGAACGCCCTCACTTTAGGCGTTTACGATAAGCAGTATTTCTTAGACAAAGAACAGTCTCTTAGAGCTACGGCTGCGGAGGCGGGGGTTGATCCTAATTCGGCCGAGCTGCAGAAAGCCATTACTCAAATCCCCAGGCCGACGGTAGCCGATCTTCTCCCCTATACGAATCTTGACCCCAAATTCCATCAGACTGTTTTGGATGTCTTTGCTGCGTATAAAAAGCCCATTGAAAAGCTCAAGCTGGCTCGGCTGAATTTCATCGACATGGATTTCTTCGATGGGAAAATTACGGCCGAGGAGCATAAGGCCAAGACTTCTCATATTAATAGAATCTTCTCCAGGGCTATTAACAACTACGTTCCGCAAAAGCGTTTTGGCAAGCATGTCGTAAAAGTCGTTGCTGATGCGGATGTTGAAATTGATGGCATTCAGTTTAAAAAGGGAGAGACTGTTCTTCGTAGGCATTTTGCCCGCTCCGCAGAACGAGACGACTATGCGCTCAAGATCAATGACTTCCATCCAAACAGTACTAGAATTCTAAAGCTAACGGAACACTTTACCCCGCACCCAGGTACACCGGAACTCCCGGCTGTTCTTGTAGAAGAACTTAAAGGCGATATTCTTTCAAGTGTCCCGGAGGAAAAGCGCGGCGAGTTTGAGAAGAAGTTCGACGACTTCCAGCGCGAACATGCTGTAGCTAGGGCTTTTGATAAGCACTTCATTACTCGAAAGGGAAGCTTCGGAGCAGAGACAGATTTTAGAAAAGTCTACGCTAGCTACATGGAAAGCTTTTCAAATATGTACTCCAGCGTTTTGATGGCAAGGGAATTTAATAAGCTCTTTTCCGACTCCCATAAGCGCATCAAGCAGTTGGAAAGTGTCTCGGACGAAAGAACCCCAGAAGGACGAGCCGCAGCTAAGGAACGAATTGAAGTTGAAAATGATCTGCGGTTTATGCAGAAGCATAGAGAGCTTCTTTATTCCGGCGAAGGTAGGGTGATTTCTGCTGTTAAGAGCTTTAGCTTCTATTGGCAGTTTGCTGCGGATTTGACCGCCGCGGCTGTTGAAACGGCGCAGGTTCCGACGGTAGTCTTTCCCTATTTAAGTGAGAGATTCGGACATGTAAATTCTTTCTCTCATTTGGCGAAAGCTGCCGTGGATGTGGGCCACTGGAACACGCACGGAAAAGGGCTTGACGCACAAGAAGTCCAGCTTGTTGAAAGGTTGATGAAAGAAGGCACTTTAGATCAAGGCGTAGTTACAGACTTAGTTGCTCAAGCTCTCTCCAGGTATGGGGATTCTGACTTAACAAATACGTTGAAAGAGTGGGGAGGAAAAGCTTTAGATTTGACAGTAAAGCCGTTGCGAATGACCTCGAAGGGAAGTCGCGAAGCGGTGGCTATTGCCGCCTACCGATTGGCTAAGCAAAAGCACCCGGACTTAAATTTCGAAGAACTCACAAACGTCTCCAGACACGTTGTAGATAGCACGATGTTTGACCAAAGCATGGCGAATAGGGCTTGGATCACGAAAAATTGGCAAGGTGTTCTCACTCTTTTCCAAGGCTACACCTACAACATGGCTAACTTTGGACTCCAGAATAAGAAAGCTGCTATGAAGTATATGGCCCTTATGCTTCCTCTTGTAGGAGTGGGCGGTATGCCAATGGCAGAAGATATGATGGATGTTGTCGATGCCTTCGGACAGACGGCTAAAAAGCTAACAGGAGCAAACGGAGTAACTGACACAAGGTTGCAGCTTAGGGAAATGTTCGACACTGAGGGACTTGATCCTGACCTCATGATGCACGGGAAGATGCGAACCGGAATGGGGATTGAGGAAATCTACCACTTGTTTGCGAATGGCCCTGCGCCGGAATTAGATGTAAGTAGTAGGCTTTCCATGGGAAGAATGATCCCTATGGGATTGCCGAGACTTGCTTCGACTTTGGCGAGTGGAACTAAAAACCCCGATGAGCTTTTAGGCGATACGCTTAAAAATGGTCTAGGCTATCAGGGAACTGTAGCTTCTAACTTCCTTAGCTACCTGGGAAGTGACAGTAGGGGCGCATGGAAAGAGCTGGAAAAGATCATGCCCCGAGCAGTTAGAAATCTCTCCACCGGACTTCGCTACGCTATTGAGAATAAAGAAGTAGATTACCAAAACATTGAGCTTGTTCCCTTCGATCCAGAAAATCCTGCAGACCTTGTGCATATTGCAGGGACTTTATTGGGAATGCGGCCGACAAAGCTTAGCCAAAGGATTGAAGCGGATATGACTAAGCGCAGGCAATACGATATTTGGGAAACTCAAAGAGCGGCCTTGATGGTGAAGTTTAAAAAATACTATATGGAAGAAAACAAAGAACAGGCAGACAAGACCTTAGAAGACATTCGTAAGTTTAACTCCGAAGCTCCACCTGGGTTTCAAATCTCCAAAATCAGCGAAGCTTTGAAGGCAGACATGCGGCGTAAAAAGATGGTGGAAATGGGCATGATTCGCGGTGATTCGAAGAGTGCTTCTTTCCGCGACTTTGACCGGCTGTTCTACCGCGAGGACGACGATGAGAAAATCCCTGAATCCCAAGTAAAGACGACATTCTAAGTAGAAGGCAAAAAGAAACCCCGGTCAGGAGCGATGCCTGCCGGGGTTTTCTTTTGCCTAACATTTAGAGATCGGAGAATGCAGAATTAAGAATGTTTTCTGGAAGGTTTGGTTCCTGGATTAAAAGTTTGTAGATGGTTAAATTGCGCCTAACTCCCATTTGGATGATGTTCGCGCGCAAAAGGGATTGGATTGCGTTCTCAATGTCGGGGGCTTTAGCCTTGTTCAAAAGTCTCTGATAGATATCTTGCTTTGAGATTTCTGTTTTGAACTTGAATAGTTCGAGAACTTGCTTAGGAATGGACGTGGCATCGCTTGTTCCGATTTGGCCAAAGATCATTGGAAGCGTGCGCTCTAAGTCATCCATAATAGCTACAGCTTTTTTGAAGTCCTCTACTTCGATTACAAAAGAATCCTTGTAAGCTGCGCAAAGTACCATAGCAAGTTTATGCACTTGAGTTTGCTTTCGAGCCACATAGCTTTGCATCTGTTCATCTTTAAGGTGCTCTGGTGGGTTGCGGAAAAGATCCTCGTACCATTTTTGTCCATAAAGTGCTAACTCACTAGAGACGCTATATTCGCCTTTAAGCTGTGCAATATGCTCAAGATCATCTAAAAGATCCTTCTCTTGAAGTTCAAATCCCTCTTGCATTCGAGTCTTTGGGTAGGCAATATACTCACGTTTCTGGTCAGCATATACAAAGATAGTGCGGGACATGAAGCCGCCGCCGATCATGTATTCGCCGAAATGTTCTTTGATCCAAGAAGGAGTTGTTCCTGCAATAATATTAATCCAAGGGTTTTCCACTTTGTCATCGCCGGAGCCTTTAGTAGACTTTTCGAAAGTGCCGAGTCTTCCATCCCATAAAGAAACAAGGTGATCAACGAGGCCATGATCTTTGGCGTTAAAGAAAGTTCCGAACTCTGAAACCGGAATCGTGATGCAGCAATTTGTGAGTACGTCTCCATTTGGATATTCAACAATTTGCCTCGCCTCTGCCAGCTTACTAACAAGCGACTGCCATGTAACAGACTCTGGACCAAAAGAAATTCCTTCGATCTTTCTAAGCAGCCGCATTCCGATATCCATCGTTGTGCTTTTTTGCACAATTCCCGGGCGGGCGACAAAGACAATGTAGAAATTTGGGAACCATTTAAAGAGGTGTTGATTAAAACAGACATTGCGGCGCAAGGCTCCAGCTAGGGTGGAAATGGCCGTCCAGAAGTGAAAAGAGGACGGGGCCTCTAAAGCGGATGTGTAGGTTAAATAGGAGTTGATCCAATTCTGACACCTCCTCTCGTATTTTTGCACTAGGACCCCCAACTACTTTTCTTCACCGCAAGTTCAAATGGAATTACAAGGGGATCGGCGTACGGAACTACTACTTCTTTTGCGCACTCTTTCACAATTTGGAGAATATCTGTAATCGCAGAATGGCGGAGTTGGTAGACGAGTGAGTCGTGTACTTGATTGAGAAGTTGTGCCTCGGTGGGGGGAATTCGTTTTGCAATACTGAGCATAATGCGTTGTGTAACAATGGCAACAGTGCTTTGTGGGCCCCAGGCCAAGGCGGCATTAATGGCTCTATAGTCAAGACGATCTATCCATTTGAGGCGATAGCCAAATGCATTAGATACTGTTCTCTTCGTTTCCAGATCGAAGCGTACACGATTGTGCCAATCTCGGATTCCTGGGTGGAGATCGAACCATCTTTTTTGGAAGGACTCAGCTTCTTTAACAAGGATCCCCAAAGAATTTGCGATAGTTTTTGGCGTTGCTCCATAGTTAGTACCGTGCACGCCCACCTTTGTTTTTTGCCTGGGTTTGTCATGCTTAGTCTTATGCTCCTCGTAGTTCGGGTGTTTTTTGTTAAGCTCGTCGACAGGAATTTTAAGGTTAAAAATGTCGTTGGCATTGAAAAGATGGATATCCATTCCCGTAGCAAGAGCTTGCTTTAGAAGGATATCGTCAGCTTCCCAAATAACTACCATCGCATCGGCACCCGCCAAATCTCCATCTGCAAGCACAAACCCGTCATCCGGCAAATACATCTTCCGCAGGTTGGGCACCCATTCTTTGTGGTTTGTTGGGAGCGGTTTCTTTTCCGAATCCGTTTCGTTTCCCTTCGTAATATTTTGCTGGTTTCTGCCCTCCCCATATGCGTTATCGCTACTGGAAAGTCGGTATGTTTCTGTGCCAGCAACATTATAAGAAGAATAGATGCGCTCTCCAAGCCCCAATTCCATATCAGCCGTTTTGAGGAGGTTGTTCTGCGAACGGATTGCATTGATTCTTTCTCCAAGGGGTTTTACTAGGGGTTCGATCTTCCCCAAAGCGATAAGAGCTTCTTCGTCCGCCGTGACTTTCTTCTGCTTTGAGAATTGCTTCGGGAGTTTGAGTTCGCCATAGAAGAAATCCAAGAGTTGCTTTGGACTACGTGGATTCAAGTCTCTTTGGGTGGCTTTACGGAGGAAGTCCTCAGCCGCTAAAATATTCATCCGTAGATTTTGCTTAATTCGTTCTCGCATTTGCAGATCGCACCTGGTTCCTCTAAGCATTGCGGAAAGGATGGGCACGATACTTGCAAGTTGAAAAGAGGCTTGCTCTGTGAGGTTTTCTCTTTCCAGGTGTTTCCACAATTCCCCTCTAAGGGCATAGGTTCTTGAGCAATCCTCTCCGTTATATTGCCAAAGCTCGGGCGTACCGGCGAAGTAAAGTTTGGAATCTTCCCCCTTACCTTTATCCTCTTTCCAAAATCGGTAATTAGGAAGATAAACCGAGGCCAAGTAATCAAGGGATTTTCTCTCCATGGATGAGAGAGTGTGCTGTAAAACCATTGTATCTTCGACTTGGCCAAAGTCCGGGAAAAAGAATAACTCTCGGAAAAGAAATTGTAGGTCGAAGGTGAAATTCTGCCCCACCAATTTGTGTGTCCGACGTAATTTGAGACGAAGAAGTTTCCTAAGCTCAAACTCGTCTTCGGTTGAGAAGATATTGACTGCACCGTTTTTCTCCGCATTTAGCTTTAAAAAGGGAACAACAGTGGCCGACGTTTCCTGGGAAGAGAAGCCAATACAAGAAAGATGTTTGCGAAAAGTTTCAATATCACAGGCGGAGATTTCATCCCCTTGTGTGTCGGAGAAAAATTCTTTAGCTCTGGGAAATTTTGTAATTACTTCTACAGAAGTCTTTGGAGGTTCTGGGATTGGTGCCCCGTGGAGAACTTTTGCCAGCTTTGCCAAGTCCGCGCGCATTGCTGGTAAGTTAGTTTGTTGGAGAAAGACTGTCTCAATATCGTGGGTGACTAGGTTGAACTTAGAGGGAAGAAATTCAAAGAAGGTCCCTCGCCAGACAAAGTTTGAGTTTTCTTTGTTCAGAATAGAATGCCAATATGCCCCGGTAACTAAGTATATACAGTTCTCTTCTTGCTTGATCTTGGCTATTTCTTTCTCGTACTTAGTGAGGCAGTCGGATCGAATCCACATTCCTTTGCCATTGTACTTGGCCATTCCATCCGGGGGTCTTTTGAGCTTTCCCTTTTTGTAGTCGTCGTCCGTAATGGGAATGAAAGAGAGATAGCGGACATCTATTCTCGTGTTATCTAATCCCACCCGCATCAGTTCTTGCTTGAAGAGATTAAAAGCAGGGCTTCTTTCTAAGCCAGCTTTAATCTCCCAAGGAGAAGGAGAGTCCCGCAATACTACTAAGTGCATTAGATCCCTCCGAAGAAAAAGAAATTCTTGATGCAGATGTCCCGGATGAAAAGGTGTTCTTTGTCCATAAAAGAAAGGACGCGGAACTCTCCCTTCGTATCGCAAAGCTTTATCAGTCTCTCAACGCATTCTTGAAATGTGGCTTTTTTGTTGAAGGCCACGGGCTTATCCCTAAGTTTACGATTGCGATGAAAAATTAGTCCCCACATAGGGAAATCTAACTTGCCAGCGTTGAGTTGGACAAGATGCCAGTCTGATTCTTTAACAAGATTTTGGTCATGCAAAGAGAGCCTAGACATTAGGTTTGAAAGTTCTAGCTTCGTTCCAATAAGGGCAATTTGTGCATCATCCTTGAGCCATCTTTGCTGTCGTGAGCGTAAGAAGTTAAAAGTATCCGCCGTGTGTGTTGCTGTGGCTAGGATGGCCACAAAGAGATCACTTTTTAAACGATCCATATTACTCCCTTAGGGCATAAAAGCGATGCCCTCCTTCCACAATCTTTAGTTCGCACACATTGTTGCACCACGAAGGATAGTAGTTATTTGAGAAGAAATAATCGATATTTTTCCAAGAAATATCTGACTTGGGAAATATTCTCTCCCCCTGTGTTTGCTTCAACCCAATTTGTAAAGTCCTCAACAATTTGAATTTTTGCAGCCTTGGAGAAAACTGTTTCGGCTTGTGCACCGTCTGACAAAGGGTTTCGTTGTTCTTGTTGGCTCTGTTCAAAATGACTTGGAGAACAAGCTCTTGGCCAAGCTTGGATTCTCCCCTTGCCTCGAAGTATACTGTAGATGTTGCGCAAAAAGCCTCGGATACGGCAAAAAAGGTCTGGAGAATAACTGAGGTAATAGACATTTTGAACCTCCAAAACGAAGGGAAAATCTGTGTCTACTCGGTATAGATTGTGATGCCAATCATCCTCCCCATAGCGCTTAAAAGATACTCCGATAGCATTCTGACAAAGTTCAAAATCTGAACGCCAGTCTGGATTGCGAATAGCAGTAAGCATTACTTCCCTCCCGTTGATTGGAAACTCTCCATAGCTTTCTTTGTGGGAATAAGTCCACACAAAGCTTTAAACTCTACATCGCAGTAATGATCTTCGTGGTAGGTCCCGTCCTCTGTTTGGTAAACTATGCAAATTGCCTGAATGGAATCTACCTTATCCATTGTTGCCGATAGTGCGGCATATGGACTTTGTCTATTTAGAGCTTGAACATTGCTCATTAGCTCTTCCCCGCGAAGATTCCCGCCTTAAGCGGGACGTCAACAAAGCACTCAACTACGATTAAATCTTCCTCCGTAAGTCCCTCTGCTTTGCGCTGCGCTGCGCGATCTTTCTTGCGCCCTTCTAAGTAGCTCCTCGAATTATAAGGGGCGCCGACAACTCGCCCCTTATTTTGATCGAAGAGAATGAAACCACATTCTCTAAGATTCATCTTAACCCCACTGGTCTGCCATTGCGTTTGCTATTCCGGGATAAGTTCTTGAACGAATCTCGGCACGATTTGCTACTCCTGAGCCTAGAATATTCCACCCTCCGCTTGTTTGGTTCCCCCAAACTTTCTTCCCATTTACATGCCTAGCAGGAACGTATTTGGTTTTACGTAAAAGTGGAAGGCCCCAAAGCCACAAACAAGTTTTCTTCGACGCATCTTCTCCAAAGCGATAGGGCTGAATAATTTGAGAAGGTTTGCCAAAATGGGTTGAAAGAGCCCCGACTGGATTCTCTATAACTTTTTTCTTTGCTGGATGATTGAAGAAAAGAGCAGCGAAATCAAGAGCTTCTCTTTGTTTTTCTCTTCTCCCCTCTTCCCTGTGAAGCCAATGCAAGCCACTAAGGGCTAAGTAGGTGCACGGGGGAAATGCTATAAGCATGTCCCATTGCTCGTTTAAAACCTCCCTAACGTCACCCTTAAAGTGCTTACCTGGGCGTTCGGTGTCTTCTAAATCACAGCTAAGGGCATCATGTCCCTTAGCTGTGAAGGCATCACGAACTAGACCACTTTTCTCACACGCTATTAGAATCCTCACTTGCAAAATCCTCAGGAGCAACAAGGCCAAAGATAGGCTTGATATTCTCAAGGGGGAATTTTGCAGCAGCTTCTTCTTCTGTGATTTCCCGCAGAACAGGGAGGCACATCTTCTTTCCGCGGACTTCGCAGACTACATAGTCACCAAGCTTAAGGCCTTCCTGCTTTGTTTTGTAAGTATAGGCCTGGCCACCGGCCGAGAATTCACAGTTAATGTAATGCCATTCGTTCATACAAAAATCTCCGGTAATTTGAGCCAGACTTCGACGGAATCTCTGGTAAGAATCCAGGTAGTGTCTGGGTGCGGGTCCCAGAAATATTTTAACTTGCCATTCTCAACAAGGGCAATAATGCAATGGTAGTAATCTCCCCTTGGGCTTTGTCCCGTCAAAATAACTAATTGACCTTCTAGGGATTCTCTATAAAATTCTGGTAATTCCTCCTCTTCGGTGAGCTGAAAAGAACAAGGAATATATCCCCAAGACTTGGCCCATTCAAAAATGGCCCTAGTGTCTCTACCCGGGTCGGACGGCGGCGGTTCCTCGTCATGTAGTCCGTAGAAATGGGGAATATCTTTTAGGGGAATCTGCAGCAAGGAAGCCAAACAAGCTGGAAAACAATTCCCACGCTCTTCCTTTGGGAAAGTCTTAGGCCCGCCAAATGTGGTCTGTCTAACCCCTACAAAATTCATTAGAGCTTCTCCTCTACAAGCTTCGTATAGCCAATAATATCCGTCCAGGAATCCTTATAGTTCGGATCCCCATTTACAATCCTTCCGACTTTGTGTGCGATCATTTCAAGAGCTTCCTTTTGCGCATCTGTGCAGCTAGCCCAAGACTTACCTTGCTGCATCCAGGCCTTGATTCCTTGGGTAATCTCGGCATGGTCGTTAAACTCTCCATACCTATTCCCCCGCTCGGCAAGAACTTCATCAATGTTTGTCACCAGTCTGCTCCTTATTTCTGTGCTTAAGAAATCGAACAATCTCTTCGTCGTAGTTTCTTGTAACGCCGCAAGTATGGCAAAAGTTCTTCACATCATCACGAAGTTCCCGCTCTATGCGTTCCGCAGAAAAGCCTTTTTTGAAGTAAAAGAGAAGTTGCTTCTCTAGCTTGCGGTAGAGTCGTTGACGAAAAGATCTAGCCTTTTTACGCCGGCTTCGTGGTTGATCCGAAGCCGCCAGCTCCTCTTGGAGTTTGGAAATTTGCATACACTTCCTCTTTAGAGATCATTCCGAATTCGGAAGAAAAGAAGGGGACTACTACAAGTTGCAAAATCAAAGTACCAGCTGGTACATGCAAGTCGTCATCTAATCGAACTCGGAAACGCAATTCTCCACGATAGTCGGCATCAATAATTCCGGGAGAATTAACAGCCGTAACATGCCAATTCTTCTGCGCAGAGGATCGCAGGGTTAAGAGGCCTACAAAACCTTCCGGGATAATAACTCCCAAGTTTGTGTGAGCTACGTGAATTTCCGGATCTTCTTCATCCTTCGCAAAGCGAATAACAGAAAGATCAATTCCTGCACTACCGGCAGTTCCCCGAATAGGAGGAAGCTGCCTAACTTTGTCTTCGATGTAGAAAAACTTAAGCATTTAAATCTCCAAATGCGAGTGAAGGTAATCGACGTGATCCTGCAATCTTTTAACAACGTCTACTTGATCGACGATAGCAGCCCCAAAGGTAGAGCTGGCAAAAGTAGGGCCTGCGACTGGCTTTGTAATAGTTGGTTCCTGTTTTGCCTCCGCCAACATGGGACTGAGCTTACTGTGGAGATTAGACAATTTCGTGCTCAAAAGATCAATGTGACACTTAAGATCGGAAAAATTTAGACGAATAGGACCGGAAGGTTCTACCATTTGCGCCGCATTCGCCTTTTGCTGGGCTTCGTAACCTGCCAATTGAATTGCCATTTAAAATCTCCAAAGGAAATAAGAAAGAAGAAAAAAAGAAAGCCGGAGGGCCGAAGCCCCCCAGCCTTTGTTTACTTACAAAAGAAAGTTAGTTCGCGTAAAGGCGCTTGATTTCGTTGAACTCTGCGTTATTTTGCGAAAGCTTCTTCACAACAGTGGCCTTGCAAGTGCGGCCGAAAAGATCGCCCAAAACAAAGCGCCCGGAATTGCAGCCCAATGCTTCGCGCAAACGGCCAAGGTTGATATTCTTTCCCTTGCCCGTTGCGAGTCGGCCATTCTCGTCGATGTCCAAAAAGACCTGATGACGGATGCTGTAATCGAGTCCATCATCCGGACCATTCGTGGCCTTGAACATCACCACCATTTCAACATAATCCTTGCCCGTGCGTTGCGAAGTCTTCTGCTCGGGGGGATTAACCTTAACAACTTGGAGTTCATATTCCCCATCTTCGAGAACTGGACGAGTGGTGTCCATCGAAGTTTCAATGGCTTCTTCCATCAGGTTGTCAAGGGTACGGGCTTCATTCGACATTTCTATTTCTCCAAAAAGATTGATTACAAAAACAAGAAGGGTTATTACAAGAATGGTTGATTTGGGTTACTTGACTAGTGCATTCGTATCCTCCAAAAGTTTGTGGATTTTTGCCAGAAGGGGAAAGGTCTTTTCGTCCTTCTTGCGATCTTCCGCTAAGAGAAGTTCTTCTAAGCGGAAAAAGAATTGGCTGAGTTCGTGGTTGTTGTCCGCGTTCACACTCGCGTAGGGAACTTCCGGGGAATGTTTCCCTCTTTTGTGAAGCTTCATCCCTAGCTGATTTGCATGATCCTTTCCCATTATGTTCCTCCTTCATATCCGCGAATAATTGGTGCCCAATCAGGATTGATGCTATCCGAAGGGGGAAGAACTCTTCGCTTAATGGCAATGGTGTCGCTAACATTGGACCAAATGTATTTACCGCCTGTGTACTTAGTTTCAAGAATTTCTGAAAAATATCTTCCGATCTTAGGTGCTAGCTTCTTCCCTGGGACGCTGGCGAAGACTCGGGTTTTTCCTGTGACTTCATCATGTTCCCGCTCCGGGTGCGCAGTGATAATAACCCAACACCGCAAGGCCATGCACATATGGTTGATAAAATTCTCAACCGTTTGCATGATGATATTCCACTGACCTGGGCTGATGACGGTCTTAATCCCCATTACGTTGCGCACACTTGCAAGAGCAATTCCAGAAAGAGAATCAATCACAAGACAACGAGAAGAGTCCCAAGTATCCACAGAACCCAGTTCCCGGCCGGAGAATTCATCCTTGGGGGATTTAAGCGCCTTGAGAATCTGCACAAATTCATTCGTCTTACTCTTGTTCTGCTCGGGCATATCGGAAAGGCTCTGATAGTTCAGAGTGTTGATCTTGTTGATCTGGTCCAAGAGAGTGTCCAAATCCGTAGACATTGCAGGAACATACTGATAGGTAATTTCCTTGCCAAACTTGTCCCGCAATTCCTTCGGCAAAGCATTAAGGGTGTCCATCCCATTCTCGGTGAAGAGAAAGTGAACGTGCTTGAAGCGAGAGAGAAGGGCTGCGCTGTAGGTTTTACCCGAGCCCGAATCGCCTAAAAGGAGAATCTTTCCGGCCTGATTAGTGGTACTGGGTTGCGTCATTCGTAGGCTCCTTTTCAACTGTGTAGGGTTTGAAGCTGGGAGAAATAGATAGTTCTCGACTCACCTTAATACCTTTCCCCTCATTGTGGAGAATCTCTCCTGCAAACATAGCAAAGGCTTGCTGCAAATCCTGTGGCATGTTCTGCATTGCAAAAGCAACTAGTTGGTCCTCTGTTGTAAGATTGTCCGGCAAAGGAACAGCGAAGAGAAGGGAAAGCTCTACCGAATAGGATGCGACTCGCATTAGTGGAATCCTCTTTCAAAGAGTGAGAAAGCTAAAAGGAAATGCCAAGCGGCTGGGCAAATAGTAAAGAGTGCCGGATCGGCATCCTCCCCTTGCAAGTCGCTAAGATATTCCCCTAAAGAATGAAATTGTTTTGTGAGCAAGCGCAGTTTTGGGGTTGGAGGAATTACCTTTATTGGGTAGTAAGTGTAAGAGAGTTCGTCCAGGGTAAACTCCAAAAGAAGGAGAGTTCCTATTTCTCCTTCTTTGTAAGAGATGGGCTTATTTAGCCAGAACTCTCTAGGCTGCCCCACTAGCTTCAAGAGAATGTTTTTGAATTCCACTACAGGGATGTCTAAAGTAGGGAGCATTTAAGCATTCCCGAAGTGCTTGTCTATAAGGCTCTGCAAAGACTCTGACTTTTCCCTCTGCCTCGTGAGTGGGTTCCACTTAGAACGGTGGAAGTCCTGCAAAAGAATCCCCATGTTGGTAAAGCGGCAGTAGTCGGTGAAAGGACACCCCCCGTAGGAAGTACAGGCATCTCCTAAGGAAAGGGAAAAAGAGGAAGTCCGCCAGGCTTCAATCATTCTGCGGATGGTGAGAAGAGTGTTGTATTTCCAAAGCTCGATATTCTCGGGTGTCCTGAGAGTTAGAAGCTGCCTTGCCTCTAAACCTTGAGCATAAAAACACATGGCCCTAACCAACGTTCCCCTAACATCAATTCCATATTCTCTCGCCGCCACTGTATATCCTGTGAACTGCGAAGAAAGAGTGAACTTAGATTCAAAAGTTGCCCCAAGTTCCGACGTTGTCTTGTCGTCTTCAAGATAGATAAGGCCAGTTTCTTCGTCTCGGACGAGTTGATCTGCTCGTCCAGAATATAAGATCGGCTCTCCTGTATCTGGGTGAAGAATATCCAGTGGAAGAATAAATGAAAATTCGACAGTTGGACGTCCGTTAAGCACGAAGGGTTTGTAGCGTTCGCGATTTGGAGGGTAAGTTCGGAGGTAGTGGAGGAACGCAAAACATACGTCCCATACGCTCTTTTTTGTTTCGAGAAACTCGTCCTGTCCGAACGCTTGGAAGATCGCTTTAATTCCAAGACCCGTACCTTCGTCGTGCGTTCCGTTTCGGATATAGACATGATTGCGATATTCCTCCAGTGCGCAGGCATAGGCATTGCCTGCGATTAGGTGAATGGAGATTTGTTCCTTTGTTAGATGGTATAAATACTCTAAGATTCCTTTCGTTTCGCAAGAACGGAAAGCCGTGAGCATGCTATTGTCCACGACGGTGGGAAAGGGCTGCCTAGGCAAGTTCGAAAATAGTGGGTTCATTTTCCCCTCGCTTAAAGAGAAGTGCGTCGGGAGCTACGCCAGTTTGGCAACGGCAAAAGATGCGCTGGCCTTCGAACTTCTTTCCGTTGAAGTCAGGCTCTATGGCATAACCCTGGAGGTTAATAAGGCCCGCCTCAAAGGCGTTGGCATTGATGGCTATAAACTCGACAGAAAGAGGGATGCTTGTCCAATCAATTTGAGGGAGCATGGCTTAGAGTCCTATGTCGGCGAGAAGGTCAGAGAAGTTAGCTACTTGTTTGGGGGCTCTTGTACGGGAAGTTTTAGTCTTTGCTACGGCTTCCGTCACAGTATAGCGATCGTTATAACAAGTTTGCAAAAGCTGCAAGCCTTCAAAGATCAACTCCGGAGTTTCCTTCCCCTCCAAGACTAGGTTCCGAATCTCTAAAAGCCTCGCTCTCTTGTCCTGTGGGATTTTGTCTAAAGCTTCCGCCATTTTGCTGCTCCAAGTATGTCCCTTTTGCAAGGGACTCTAAAAGAGGTAGGTTACGCTCAAGAGAGATATTAACCCACCGACTTAAAAGGCCCCTCTCTTCTCGGTCGCCAAGAATAGAATCTATGGAGGAACGAAGAGAAAGAGGGATGCGAACCTTTAGTTGAACTAAGTCAGTCATTGGAATTTTTAATCATGTTCCAGATATCCTTAGCCCTTGCCGGGTCCAGGGTGGAAAGCTTCGTAAGACTGTTCATTCCTTGAAGGATGTGACGAAGCAAAAGCTTAATCTCTTCCTCTCGGTCCCAACGCTTACGCTCTTCTTCTTCGGCTTGAGTATTCTTAGACATCAGGATAGTCTTCCACAGGCCGCACTTCAAATGATTTCGGTATTCGTCCAAAGAAATGGGGACAGCCCGCATAATGGTAGTCCAGACTTTTCCACTATACGGCGAATCTACATATGCTTTATTATCCCCTGCTTTATACATAGGGGCCAGGTAGGTATACTGCTTATGATGGTTATCGAAGCGAACATGAACAAGATGCATGATTTAAACTCCAAGAGGTAATTGAACGGAAGGAAAGCCTTTATGCAAGGCGGGTACGATTGGCCAAAGGTTTGAAGCCTTCTGCTTATAAGAGATGCGCTTTGGCTGACCGAATTCTTTGAACATTTCAAGAGTTGTTTTGGGATAAATCCACGCACCAGTTACTTGGGGATTGTGCATAAGCGCAACAAATTCGTTGCTGAAAATGCTAAAGCTTTCGTAGTGGTAAATAGTGCCGCGGAATTCAGGGAAACAGAGAGCGAATTCCTTAGGATGTTTGATGAAGAAGTTAAAGTTCATCTTCTTCCCCCTCATAGTCAGCTTTGTTTATTCGCGATTCTTTAATATCTTGCCCAGTCCCATCCGCAACCCACTCACCCCGCAACCCATCAATGACGAAATAGTCCTCGCTCGGGGATATGGGTTCTGCTTTTGCTTTCTTT